CTCAATCGGGAAGGTGAGGGCTGAACCCATAGACGCGAACTTGGCTAGGGGAATTACCCCATGGCCAGGCACATCAGCAGTTCTAGATCTGCAAGCATCGACAGCCCATTGCAAATGTGGGCGGCCGGCAAACAGGTTGTGAACCAGCTGATTCGAGACACGATCTGAAGCCTCGCTCAAGTCGAGCGTGGCTAGGTTACCTGAAAGGGAACCCTTTCTGGCCAATCGCTGATTAGGCTTTTGGTCCAGAAATCCGATCATGGGGCGCAGGACATTGTCCTGTTGAACCCCATCATAGAGGGCTTCGCGGAGGGCTTGCTGCACATATTGCATGTGCGTGGGCTCCACCGCGATAATCCTCGGTGTTTTGAGCGTTTTAGGGACGGTGATAACCTTCACAGGCATCTCCGACCCAGGTTCGAGGAAGTTCACGTCTCCCAACTCACTCATGTAGTTCGAGTTGGAAATGAGGTACTCTCCTGACGGAAAGATGGCCTCGAGACGTGCGGTCCAGGTTCGGTTCCGATATTTTCCGTTTCCACGGAGTTTATCGGCCGTAGCCCCAGGCCCGTGCTTTGGGACAAGTGTCCGATCGAAGACTTGATCGTCTATCGAATCGAACAACGGCCCGAAAAGCATATCCGCAACCCGCCTGAACTCTTCCAGATGATCTGGCATGAGCCAAGCGGACCGCAGACGAACTTCCTGCTCACACTTGACGTAGCCCTCGATGGCAGCCAGTTCCCGCTCTTTCGAGCACGGAACCAGCAGCTTACCGAACATCAGCGTAAGCTGACGCACAGAAGCTATTGCGTCCACGTTGGGATCGTCAAGCAACACACCAGTATCGCAATCGAACACTTGACCCAGGAAACCCGAAAGAAATCTCGGGAGACCTGCCTTCCAGGTGAAACCCTGGAAGAGACTGCGGTCAGTTCTACCTAGGTCCAGACTCCTTTCGAAGTCCTTTCCAAAGGTTGGAAGGGTTATCGTCAGAAACGACAGACCTTCGTGTTCGATTCTTCCCGAGACGTAGTTAATGTCTCGGGTGGTGCGTGTACAGCATCTGTTGGCACACTCGTGTGCCAACCTTGTCCAGAGCATATGTAGGCTTTTCAGTACTTCCTCCTGATGGGGGTGTGTACATCCCAGAGGCCTACGTCATTCAATCACAGGCTTCCCCTTGGGATGGGGGACATACCAAAAGTACCTCTTGGCATGCCAACCACACCAGGGCTCAATGTGAGCCCAAATGTGGCGCCTGGGACTACTACGGAGATCAGCGACCTGGGTGAAGGAAGATGCAGAGGGTTCGGCTCGTAGAGCCTCCTCGCACTTGATCTTCATTCCCATAGCACCTAGACTGAAGGCCACCAAACCTACGCACAACATCGCGCAGACCTGGCTTAGGACCTTCAGCATAAGATGACTACGACTCGCCACCGAGAAGCTTGGTGATGAGTAGGTCGGACGAAGCGATGAACGCGGCCTTGAAGCCCGCGTAAACCGCAAGCGCCTCGGCGTTCGTGTACCCTGCGACAGGGGTGTCAAAGACGAGGTAGTTACTCATACTCGTCTTGACGTTCTGCGCAGGGATGAACGGATCCGAAGTGATCTTCGAGTGGTCGATCCGCAAAACCCGTCGGGTCCTCTTGCCATACTGGCTCGAGGCCGTCAGGGACACCAGTCCGTCACTCGACGCGTACTGCGACGTACCGACACCCGTGGAGACACGGGGCAGGGAAATCGCCGTACCGCTGATGGTGACAGACTGAGGATCAGAGAACGACATAAGCAATGCTCCTGTTGGTGGAGGGGTTGCCCCTCCTGGTTTGGTGAGTGCGCAATGCACCCATCAACGCCTGGAGATCCCAAGCGCTGACAGGATGGAGAGCTGAAACGAGGACAAAGTGTCCCAGCTTACTCCAAAGCCATACGGGTTCGCCTGCTTTCTGACCTTGGTTTCAGTAACCAGAGCCAGAGGTGGGCAGATGAAGGGTGTGCCATCAGAAAGTTGGCCACCCTCCAGGCTATAGGTATCTGTCACAATGGTATGTTCCATTATGTACCCATAACGCAGAACCAGCCCGAATTCAGCATAATCAGAGAGATTCGAAATGACATCTCCTGTATTGCTGAACCAGTCTACAGCCCAGCTCCACGGAGCGAGATTCCAGAGAGTATCTGGCGTCAGTTTGAGGCCGAGTCTATCGGCCAACAGGGCATACCTACCAAGCTTAGTTCGGCTGTCCAAGCCGACAGGCATATGGTAGGAAAATGCACCTGTGAACCACTGACGTTGAACCGTCTCACGGGTTCTAATCACGTCTCCGAACTTCGAGAAATTGGACGGATTATTAACAGGACCGACCGGGTAGGCCGATACCTGTTGTACCGTCTCAACCTTCGAAGTCTTCGTAGGGAAGTAGTAACCCCTCCGCACCACCTTACCAGCATCCCGTTCGAGCTGCCGGATGGCAGAATCGACGAGAATGACACCGTTCCCGAAAGAGACGATGTCACTGATAAGTGGTCTCCACCCAAACTGAGCATTCAGGTACTCATCTCCCGCTTGACGCGAGATTTGAGCCTTAGTGCGCCAGCCTTGGGAGCTGATCAGGTGTGGCAAGCCATCCTTGAACAACTCCCCGAGCGAAGTAGCGAGGTTAGCTACTGAGTTCGTGGGCTTGCAGCGTGCAATCGCTGTTGCTCCCAGTTTGGTAAGTTCAGAATCAACTGACTCACCAGACGGCGGAAACACAGTTGGTGCACACGGCAGCATTACTCCGGAATAAATATCCCGGACATATGCATCTAGGCCTCCCGAGTACTTCTCGGGGAAGACAAAGCGCCTCGACTCACCTTGAGCCGAAACGTATTGCTTCTGGGTCCGAAACGGACCGCCTAGATCCTCCAGAGCGCCCTGTCGGGCGCGTCTAAAGGGATGGCCCTCCGATGCAGTCACCTGCATCCCAGGGAGGTTCACATCATTGACATGCTCGTAACTCTGCAGCGTAACGGTTTCTGAACCGTTCGGGAGAATCCTTCGGATCCTCCTGTCTGTAACGCCTCCTTTATTGGAGACGCCAGGCAAAGCACGAGAACGAGTCGTCAACAAATAGACCTCCTTGGCTACGAAACTGCGTATGGACAAAAACTCTTCTCTGAAAGAGAAGAGGGTGGATGTTTGCACTGCACAGCGCGCGGCTCGTCACCGCGCG